GAATTTACATATATGCCTGTAAGTCTATCAAATTCGCCTGATCCTGTCCCTGTACTCCCAAAGCTGCTAAGAAAACTACCCGTAATGTCTTTAAACCCTGCATGCCTGCTTACTATAGCATCCGTTCCAATTATCTGAACATTGCATTTCCAATTAGCTGGGACATAACCGCAACCTTCCAGCACAACATCATACGAATTTGCATCTACATCTGTTATAGTATCACCATTTTCGATAATATCATCATTCACAAAAATATTGACCTTGCCTGCTTTCAACGTCTGCACGTTTATAGCATGATCCGTGCCTGTCTTTACACTTGTAAAGTACCCGACGTAATCGCCCAGGCCGAAGTCCGTACGCACCTTGTCCCTTTGGGCATCCGTAAGTTCCGAAAATTTATAAGCGTTCGCAGGTGTTAATATTTCAGCCATTTTTTAAATGAATTTATGTATATTATCGTCATCATTTGCATTGTTATTGTCCGATACGAATAAAGATGCCTCGTTAATAGCTACCCCATAAGGACTTGTAAATAAGCCCGGATCAGCGTTGACCGTTAAAAGCCCGCCAAATACACGCAACAAATTTAAATTATAGTCATAAACCCTTACCTTATCGGCTAAGGTCTCACTAACCGCGTATATCAAACCCTCTGTAACATCCACACCCTTTGCACCTGCTAAAGTAATCGCTGTCACATATGTGCCAGACTTGGTATATATCTTTAGATAGTTATTAGCATTGTCTGTTATTACCACGTAGTCCTTGGACACTGCCAGTCCAAGTGCCGTACTGACAGCTTGTATCCCCCCTCCTCCTGAAAACTGGCTCACATAAGTACCACTCAAATCAAATACCTGCACCCTACTATTACCTTGATCAGCAACATATACATAATCTTCGTCAATATCTATGCCTTTTGGGCTGTCCATTAGGCCGTCACCAGAGCCAGTGCCTCCAAACTGATCCACGTAGGTACCGTCCAAATCGAATATCTGAACCCTGTCATTTGCTGAATCGGTTACAAATATGTTCGAATCATTAACCGCCACGTCCTCCGGCTGTGTAAACAAACCATTACCTGATCCGAAACCGCCAAACTGACTGATATAATTACCGTTTATATCAAAAATAGAAATCCTGTTATTTAAAGAATCAACAACGTACAAAAAACCATTTTTCGCAAACATGCCGCGTGCACCGTCTACTTGCCCAGCGCTTATTCCAACAGGCGCGAATTTTGTCAAAAAATCGCCGTTTATCTCGTCAAAAGCAATAAATCTGCTAACAATCGCGTCCGTGCCTTCTATAATAACAGACACCCACCAATTAGCGGGGATATAATCGCATCCTTTGAAAACAATATCGAAGGAATTGGTATCCACATCTGAAAGGGTATCTCCTTGCTCTATTATATCATCATTTTTGAACAGATAGGCGAAACCATCCGTTAATGTCTTCACCGTTAATACGTGATCCGTGCCTGCTTTCACTGAACTGGCAACAGCTATAAAGGCGTCAACTTGCAAATTATCCTGTATAGTTTCTTTTTGCGTGTTCGACAAGCTATCTATTGTCTGTGCTACTGCTGGAGTTGTAATTGCCATTATTATAGTGTTTTTATTGCCAAAGTTGTTGTATCATCTATGGCTAAAGCAAAATCTTCGTCGTAAGCCAAAGCCAGGTTTATATCTAACTGATCATAAAGCGCCACCTGCAAAGGTTTTAAGCTCATTAATAACCTAATTGTATCCTTATAAAAAGTTGTTTGCACCGTCCCCGAAACAACAAAAGAGTTATAGGTCAAAGAACCCATTGAAAACTCTGTTTTTTCATCTGCTCCGTCGTTCGCATGCAAAAGTCCCGTGTCGTCCCCCGTAGGATTATAGTCTAAAGTAATACCCGGCAGCCCCAAATTATCTACCTCGCTTTGCATATAATCCAAAGAAAGCCTATTTGCTGACTGTGGATAAAGCATATATGACCTTACTATTTCACGCCTTTCGGTTAAAGATGAAAGGGGTGGAGGCGTAATATTGTACCGTTCTTCCCAGGGCTCCGGATCAAAATTATCGTTTACATACCAAACCTGGTCATTAATTTGAAAATCGGCATAGTTAATTACCTCCTGCAAACCGTCCGCGATAACCTCAAAAAGTATCTTACTCCACTCTATTGCGCGAAAGGCCTTGCCATCTGGCTTTATCTTGTTTATGAATTTGAACCAACTCATCAAATAAAATTAATTATTTCTAAACGTGGGCATTCGCCATAATATGTTGACAGCGCCGGATCATTACCCGGCGAATATGTAGGTGGGTAAGTCGATCCACCCCTGTAACCTACCACATACTTACTAAACTCCGCATAACCTGTGGAGTTAAGTATATCAACATACATTGTTATACTATCGAAAGTTATATCTTCATTTGCCAATAACTGCACAATGTCCACAAGCGCCACTGTATTTTCAAAAGTATTATAGCCTACACTTATACTAATATCCCTATTTAACGTGTGCAGAAAAGGACGTTTTATGCTCAGATAATCCCTTATCAATGCCTCTATGGCCGAAGTTTGCCCAGTATCGCCATTCTCAATATCTAAGCGTATACCTGTAATTTGAACAGGCAAAACATAGGTACTATTGACAAATTCAAAAAACTCAACCGGGGGCTGGCTCTTGCCGTTTGCATCATATTTTATTGCTTCAATGGCATCGTTTATTAAGCTGCCACTAGGCACCAATACTTCCGTATCTGTAGACTCACAATATATCACTGCCTTTCCAGCTTCACCGGGAGCCGTGTAAGGATACGCTGTGCGCAAGCCATTAACATCTGAAACCCATACAATGTAATCCGATGCATTACCGTTGCCCAGCCTTAATGTCTCGTAAGCCACTACAACTGCCCTGTAATCTTCAATAGTCTCTGTATCTGTGGGCGTTGTTGTTACTGCCGTCACAGTTATTATGTTTTCCGCGTAAGTCAGGTTTTGTTTGGCCGTTAAATCATCATTAACTATTAAAGCGCTATCTGTGCCAGCCGTCAAAGCCCTTATGCTAATATCGTCCCCGGCTGTTACTTCTGCCAAACTTTCAAAAGTGTAAGTTTCGCCGTCCTTTTCAATAGTAAACAAAGTACCTTCCGGGATAGGTCCTGATCCTGTTGCAACAGTTGAACACGTATACTCTCCCTTAACAGCCTGGTATAAACCTCGTCCGATCTTATCCTGCCCAACTTCCAAAAGTTTAGTCGCCTGCATTGATCCTACCCAAACGTTATTCTTTATGCCGTCTATAATCTTGATAACCATATACAAGCCCAGGGCGATTACTTTTGATAATACTATAATATTATACCCTGCATCCGCAACCGTGATCCCTAATTTATTACACCAGTTTGTAATTACTGAATCGTATATCTCGTTATAGGTCATTTTAATAAGTTAAAAATTCAATATTTTCTAAACTCAATTTTGTCTTACTCCAAATATAGTTATAAGTTTCTGTGTTACCGTCAATTGTTATAACTATTTCTAAAGCTCTGCCCAAATAAACCCGCAGTTCTATATTTGAAACTATGATATTTAAATTCTTTTCCATAAAGCGATCACAGTCGTTTTGTACTGCACTTTTTATAAGTGCTATATTTTCAGGTGTATAAGATGCATAATTTTTTAAAGCGTTTTCAGTCCTCGACGCGATCAAAGGAGTATCAACGTTAAAAGCTCCATCGCCCAGCCACTCCGCAGAATTAGTGGAAAACAAAGCACAATAAAGCTCTGAATATATCCCCTCGTCTACTAAATAATCGTTTCTTTTATAAACGAAGTACCCGCCTTCTGTGCTGTCAACTAATTGTAAATTTATCATTGATTTCCCGTTGTTACTACGTTCACACCGTCGCTGTCGATTTCAAGCCCAAATTTTCCACCTGTTCTATTCACTACGTTAACAGTTATAACGCCGTTAACATTTTCTTTTCTACTTGAAGACCTGGCAGGCCCTGAACTTGTCACAACCTGGGGTTTAACCGTTTCAATTTTACCCTCTTTAATGATTTCCTTTTGTATGCTATTGTTTACAACCTCCTTACTTATAGCTGAAACTGCAAGATCCTTTTGTATATTTTCAGATGTTCCACGTGGAACATTCATATCTTTTAAAATAGTGGTTGAGAACTTACCTTTCCATCGCTGCTGATTTGCTTTTGTGTTATCCTGTATTGCTTTCGAGTTAATGCCTAACCCTTTTACAAGTTCAGCCGTTTTATCAGAAAGTATGTTCGTTTCTTTTTCCTGTTTCTTATCTTCGCTCTTTAAATTTAATTCTTTGATAGCTTTCGACTCTGTTTTTTTATCTATTTTTACGCCCAGCTCCTTTTGCGTTTCGCCACTAAAATAGTCTATAACATCGCCCAATTTACTAATGACTTTAAAAGCATAACTGGCAATCTCTTTTATGGTGTTCCAAACTTTTCCTAAAAAACCTAATAATTTCTTTGAAAAATCAATGGCACCTCTTATAAACTTAGCAAACCAACTATCGGAAGTTTTCACCCACTCCACCAATTCACTAAACTTTGTTGAAATCCAACTGATAACGTCACCCATTACTTGAAAAGCGTAAATTATGCCGTTTATAGCCCCTCTTAAGAACTTAGCAAACCCACTATCAGAAGTTTTAACCCATTCGACTAACTGGCTAATCTTTTCAGAAATCCAACTAAAGATCGCCCCTAAAGTTTTGAACGCGATAACCAAAGGAAAAATGGCCGCCCTGATTAATTTCGCAAACCAGTTATTTGAGGTTTTCACCCAGTTTACAATATCTTTCCAATAGTATATTAACAGCCCTATCGCTGCAACTACAGCGACTATGGCAATGACAATCCAGGTAAACGGACTCGCCAACATTGATAAATTATGTTTCCATTGCGCCCTAGTTGCTTTGTTAAGTGCTTTTTCTTGAACCCACAGAGCTGCATCATACCCAGCCATACCCACTTTAATTATAGCCATTGCTGCTTTAAGAGCTATTAGCGAAATCGCAAATATTTTTAAAACTGTTACTATTTTACCGGCGTTTTTAGCCAAAAAAGAAAGAGCAGATCCTACTTTCTTAGCAAAACTTTCTATTTTGCTTCTCACCACTTCTCTATTGGCTGCGATCCACTCTGTTATACGCTCGAATATCTTTTGTATTTCAGGCATTAAAGCGCTGCCCAGGGTGTTTGTTAAGCCTTTTAGGGCGAATCTCATATTTGTTTGAGCATCCACAAACTTTTCACTCGCTGCTGCCGCTTCATTGCTTATTACCCCGCCGTATTTACGGGCCTCTTCGCGCAGCCCCTTTATGCCCTCTTCGCCAGCTTCAAGAAACTTAAGCATCTCAATACCTGAACGACTGAAGGCATTAGAAGCTAAAGCCGCTTTTTGTGTCGGATCCTTAGTGTCTGCTATTGCTTTTTGTAGCAAATTAAACGCCTCTTCCGTACCTTTAACGTTCCGTAGCTGCCTTAAAAGAGCCTTGCTTCCTGTTTTGTTTAAATAGGCATAAAGTGATCCTGTTCCCGATTTTAGTTCGCCTGTTCTTTTTTGCAATGCAATTAATGACTTGTCCAACATTTCTGCACTTACCCCCTGCCTATCTGCAGCGAACCTGAACTCCTGCAAGCTTTCCGCGCTAATACCCATTAAACGCCCTGTTTTAGCCGCTTCGTCGCCTACCTTTGCCACTGCGGACGCAGTTTGTAAAGTCTTCTTTATTGCATAGCCCGCCCCAAAACTTAAACCTAAAGCGCCCAGGCCTCCAAACTTTTTGTTTATGTTATAAAAAACCCTGTTAACCCTGGCGTTAAGATTGTTAAGCGTCACACGTACTTTTTTACCTGTTAAGCTGGCGCGCTGTTGAAACCGTGAAAAAGCAGATCCTGCGATCTTAGCGTCTTTAGCTACAGAATTAGCCATTTTATTAGCAGAGGCAGTGATTTTATTCAAAACCTTACTGGCTTTGTCCCCTGCTACCACTTCCGCTTTTAATCTAAAAGGCCTCACTTTTTCTCCTTATTAATTTTGGCTATTTCTTCAACTATGCTATTGTAAATGTAAAACAGCCCTCTATAATTGTTACTTTGCAGTTCTAATTTTTCAACTTGTTTGGGGGTGTATTTATAATTAATTAAAACCGATCCCCTAAAGTCGTCTATACTATCGCTTATTTCAAAAATACTGTATTTTTTCTTAACTATTTCGTCTTTTTTTGATCCGATTAACTCATTAACCACGATCCTAATTACGAAAAAAGTCGAAACAAGTCCTTAATAATATGTAATCGTTTTGATGCATCTTGTTTCCAGAAATAGCACTAACAGGGATAACCACAGGTCCACCCCCGAAACTTACGTTTGCTAAATTTGCAGCAATGACCGCCTTCGTGTAGTCTAAGCTTGCCGCCGTGTCGCCTGGTTTAAGCTTAATTTTCTTAGTGAATGCCCTTTCGCGAGCTTCATTTCTCTGATATAAGAGTTTAAGTTCTTCTGTAATAACTTCGCCTTTTTCCGATAAAATAGGGCGCCTAATCTTAATAACCACGCCGTCGTCTTCAAAACGTACCTTACCCGCTTTCACATATGTAATAAGCTGCACATAGTCCTCTAAAGACTCCTCCGTTACCGCCTCAAACTCTTCGTACTCGCAGACGTCGATCCTTACTGATTTGATTTTCAGAAAAATGTTTTTTTCCTGTTCGTTAAGCTCCTCCATAAAAGTTTCGCTTAACGTTTTTTCCTTTGCCTTTGGAATACTTTTTTGTTCCGTTGCCTTTTCTTTTTCCATTGTTTACGTTTTAAAAAAATAAGCTGATAAGCCCCAGCCTATCAGCTTATTAACCAATTATAATATGAAATGTATATGTTAAATAAATGTCCAGTCCTTAGCACTTGCGAATTTTAGTTCTATTGTACCTGTACCGTTGTACATAATATCACCCACAAAAGTACCTGTATTCGATCCGATTGATCCATCTGTGAAAACACAGTTAACCGGATATTCAGCGAGAGCGCTAACTCTTGCAGCTTCCACAACGCTTTGAATTAATGGCATATCTTCGTCTTTGTAACCAAAAACGCCTTGAATGTATGAACGTGTGCGGGCGTATTCTAAAATAAGTTGACCGTCGTTTGTCATGCCGTCGTCTGTATCTGCCACCGTGCCTGTAAACGGCTTTAATTCAGGCTCTTCGCCTGCTTTGCCTGATAACGCCACTTCGCCGTTTGGCGTAGAGACGAACATCGTTTGTATTTGCTTACTTTTAAACATATTTCTTTATATTTTAGCCGTTATATTTATTTACTGGCACCTCAACTGCGACAATTCTTAACAATGAAGTGATAAGATTAGGACTCAACACATTAAACCTGCCTGCATTCGTAGGATCGATCCCCACATCTAAGTTGTCTTTTGCGAAATCGAAATCAGCTAAATAGCCAGCCTCAACAAAAGGCTTAATGATTTCGTTTAACGCCCCCGCTTTATATAAGTCAGGACTCGTAATGTAAATAGAAGGTAAAGCGTTTGGTGCAATCGTTTTATTCTTTTGCTTCAAATTAAACTGCTTAAATTGGTGCAAAAGATTAAAAATAATCATGTTATCCCTTACAAATTTGAAAACAGGATCACTTTCGCCATTTGGCTTGTAAGTAGTTAACAAGTCGTTAACATAATAGCTTTCATTCTGATAATTAACCGTAGAACAGCCATTTTTAACCAAATTATCCCTAAATGAATAGTTCACAATGTCGCCCACGTCACCGTCGCTAGGAGGTATAGCATAAAGCATTACGTCCCCGTCTGGATCTTGTTTTGGATCACCGTTGCTTTTTTTAACGAACATCCCTAGTGCCTCCGCAGCGTTCACAAAAGTTAACGACTGAGCGTTTGGAGTTGGAAAATATACGTTTGTGTTTATATCTAATCTTGAAGAGGTCACACCTGTCAAAGTAGCCAAAACTGCCACATTTGTACCTGTCCATGCTACGAAAGGGGTCATATTGTCAGGTGCATATTTGCCATTGCCTCCATTTGGAGTACCGTTGAAATCTTCAAACTCATCTAAAATAGCGTTCGATCCGCCATTACCTAAGCAATTCAATACGTGCGGATACCAATCTGTTAAGAATTTAGCCAATTGAGCCGTAGGTATTACTTCACCTGTTGCATCCGCATTGTCCGTGACCGCCCAAGTTAACCCTTCGCTAGTATCCGATTCAACAGACATCGTGACCTCCGCAGCTGATTGACCGATCCACTTAGACGAATAGTCTAATTCAGTAGTAGGTGCAGCCGTTAAAACTTCGCCTGGAAGATTGATTTCTGCATTGATAGCTGATTTGATGGCCGCCAAAACTTCTGCCAAAGTATCGTCTTTTGAAACACCAATGGCCAATAATTTACCATTAAAGTTTAAGGTCAACGTACCTGTTTTAGTAATCGCGGTGCCTGTACCCGCTAAGGTTAGCGTATGCGCTGCCCCTGAAACCGACTCTGGTACAAAGAAAAACTTTACAGCTACGCCCACGCTTAAATTATCAAAAAGCATTTTTGCCGCTAAATGCGCGGGGCAACCATAGCCCGCAACCTCAGCAACTTCTTTAGAAGATAAGGCACTCAACGTGCCGCCATTGGCTGCTATTTCTGTTTGTTTATCCGTATTGCCTTCTGCCAAAACTGCGATCTGCTGTTCCAGCAAGGCTGCAACCCCTGTGGCCGCTCCAACTCCTGTTTTGTAAAAAGAGCCAGACGCCTGCGAGTTTGCTTTTATTTGTTGTGCTGTGTTACCCATGATTTTACAAATTTATTATTTTTTTATGTTAATTACAAATTTATTATATTTAGAGTTTAATTAATTAGTTCGTTACTCATTTAACTTTTTAATATTAATAATCCGTAATACGCTGGAACAGTTAGTTCTTGATTGCTTACATCATTACCGTCAATATCTTCATATCCAGGAGGTGCAATTATAGTTGTATCTGTGTCGGCTTCATTAGTATATAATTTTACATCTTCTTTCGCTGTTGCCTCATTAACATAGGTCAACCAATTACTTTTTGACACGCTATTTGCATCCTGTCCAGTTTGTGTTTTAAAATCAGCAAAGTTATATGTACCACTTTGCGACTTTGAAATTAGCGTACCATAAGGATTGAAATAATAATTATTATCCTGATAACCTCCATTTTTAAAGAATATTGTTTCATCAGCTCTATTTGTTGCCCAGCAATAACGAGTATTCCTGGTTGCTATAATATTATTCTGTATGTAATTAGTCACATCTTTGCTACCATAAAAAAACATGCCATTATAACAACCCACAAAAATATTATTCTCTAATGTTATTTCAGTTGAATCAGTATTTGTAAAATACCCACATCCCATTGCATAATCTGTAACATCGTACACTATGTTATGGTGGATACTAAAACCAGTATTATATAAATCTGTGTAAATTCCAGCAGATACCCATGAACCATCTTCCCCAACAGATTCACAATGACATATATTGTAAGATATTTCATAATTTGTATTAGGATTCCCATTTTGTTGACTTACAACATAAATACCACCTCCGTCCGTAAATCTTCTATGCCAATTACTGACTTTATTATATCTTATCGTACTGTTTTGTCCTCTTGACATTATAGCACTCCAGGCGCAATTATCCACTGTATTATTTTCAATCACCCATTCTGGATGGTCATCAATTTCACTAACTGTTTTAATCGCTACACATAATGTTCCTGGGTAAGTATCAGCTTCGTTCGTATACCAAAATGGATAATTTAGCTGTGTGCCATTATTTCTGACTATATTATTTTTTATTATACCCCCACCTTCAATTTTTAGATTTAATGCGCAATCGCCAGTATTATCGATAATACAATTTCTTATATTAACTTTATTTTGATTTCCAAGATAAACAAAAATTGCATAAAATTTTGAATTAGTGAAGTTGCAGTTGAGAACATTTAGGCCATCATTTGTTCCAAAATTAATGAAAGTTACGTAAGTATTTTGAAAGTCAATATTTCTAATCGTTGCATTATCTTGAGAAATTGTTATTAAAGCTTCTCTTGAAGTTTTTCTTAAATTCAAAGTAGACGGATTCACACTTGATCTTATCCAAATCTTGTCATCATCATAAGCCCATTGATTTGACCCAGAAGCTAAAAATTGGTATCTATTTATAATAATAAATTCTTTCCCACTATCTGTCAACCACATATCATCATCTAATGTTATCGTTCCTTCTGAATAATCGGTTATTTGATAATATTTTGTGCAATTCCAATTCCAATCTCGTATTGAAACATACCCCCCGACAAGGTTATCAGTATCTAGTCCTGTGGTGTCAAATGTTATTGTGTTCGAAGTTCGCGATGTAATTGTAATCCATGACGAATAAGCACATTTTAAAAAATCATTATTTAACATAACCCATCCTGGGTTGCTAGTTTCTGCGTACCAATAATCGCCAGAATCATGTATCCAGCTAAGCTCACTTATATCTTCACTGTTGTCTAATATAGGATTTACGCCAATTCCATATCGTGTTATTTTTACATTAGCATAGTCTATTGTGAAATTACCGTAGAATATCCCCCCTGCTTTGAATTTAATGTTTTTTATAACACTAAAATCTAATGAAGATACGTCCTCAATAGTCTTAGGGTATTGTGGCGAAAGTCCGTTATTATTAGAATCTCCACTATCGCTTATGTAGTAGGATTGCTCTGTTTTCTTGAATAATGATAAATTAATCATACTTTTTAACTCGGAACATTCGATGAATAATCAGCATTTGAAAAATAAAAATTGTCAAGATAGGCAGTATCTGAAGTGTAACCGTATCCTAAAGCGAAAAATGGTTTTAAAATACTTGAAAATGCTACCGTTTGCGTCGAACCTATTTGTACCCAAGCGGAACCAGACCAATAATAAAAACTAATATCATTTCCATCCTTTAAAATCTTAAATGTATTATTTACAGATACTGCCGAAGTAAAATCATACTGCGTAACACCGCCTAATCTTATAAGTAACCTAGCCAATGAGGCATCCGCAACACTACCTAATATCATGATTTCATCATCCGAACTGTTATCAAACCATAACCCACCCCACCAGTTACCACTTGTTGGGTCACTGGCTATGCCTGACTGTGTAAATTGAACAGCCACAACCGACTCTCCATCATTATCGTACAATGATTGTACGTAGTTGGCTCGTCCCGGTGCTGTACCTGTGAATGTACCTATTAATTGATCATTCTGCGAAATCTCGGCAACATCTGATGGGTCTGTTTCACTCCATTTACCAGTATCTATTACAGTGCCCGCAAAATCATCTTGAACGATTATTATAGAAGAGGCACCAGTTGTATCACTTTCTATATTTGACCACTCGGAATCAAAAGTTGTTATGCCATCGCCTTTCGCACGAACCCTGAAAAAATATTCCGTACCTGGATCTAGCCCAGTAACTGATTTTGTCGTTGCATCCTGTACAGCAGTAGTTGTCTGTGGGTCATCATCAAAAGTATTTGCAATGTCATATTCGATTTCTACCTCTACTTCATTTGGTGAAGTATTGGTATCTGTGAAAATCAAATCTATTTGTGAGGTGCCTGCTGCGGTTGCTGAAGTTAATACAGGAGCGTTAAGTTGTACAGGTTCAACATAAGCTTCTGAATCTATAACAAGACAATTGTATTTTTGATTTGAAACATCCGTGCATTCAAATACAAACCTATACCTGTTACCGTCAATAGGTGTAAATTCACGTCCTACAAAACTACCGGTTGCCTTGTTTATGATTGATTCTACACCTTCAGGAATAGTAATAGTATCTCCATTTGATTCTATAATCCTATTTGTAACTGCTCCAAAGACGGCACCTGTCCAATTAATTGAAAAGGTTATGGCACTACTTTGGGTATGTGCATTCGTGTTAAATGAACCATAATTCTTATCAAATTGAATTGTTGATGACCATGCTTGTGGGGTGTCTGATATTCCACCGCCACTTGCTCCAAAATCATTAACAACCCAGCTTGTTTCATCTGTTCCTGTTATTTTTACACAAACAAAATATTTGGTTATTCCAGGGTTAATAGTAGCAATTAAGTCACTTCCACTTGAATTAACAGTTAATATTCCTGTAGAATTGTTAATTATTTTAAATGTTCTTCCAAGTATAAGAGTACTAACAACTGGCATCTGAATTGTCTGTGTCGTACTTCCTGTAAATTCTTGTATCGCCGTGGAGGTCGCCGTTAAGGTTGTGGTATCTTCATCTGTCTCAGTAGTTGTAAATCCTTCAATCACCATCGCTCTTATATCCGCTATGGTTAAATCTTCAACATTTCCAGTATCAGCCGAAACACGTCCTTTTATAATATATTGGGTTATTTCGGCTAATTTAGCATTTGTAATACTATTATCACCAATAACCTCTGCGTATATGTTATCAAAATAGTTCTTTAGCGTAGCTTTCAAATTGGCCCAGCTTAAACCCTTGGCGTTGTTGCTGTCTTCTGAATCTTTTATAACCAGATCGTCTATATCTACAGGCGTGGGCTTAATAGCCAGCCCATGCATAAAAGCGCCGAAACTTGCAGCCGTTAATCCTGCCGCCGCAACTTCAACCCAGGACGCATCTTTTCTTGCATATTGCAAACCGTCAACGGGCGCCTCTGGTACAGGAGCCGAAATATTGACTTCAATATTTTCCTGGTTATCAATGTTAACCGTAACCGGCTCCGGATCTTGTATGATGTTAACTATTGTACTCATGCGTCTGTTATATCTTGTATTACTACCATTGTACCATTTACATAAGTCTTAATATCTCCATTTGGAAAGGTTATCTGTACATCAAAATAATAGGTACCCGAAGCAATATCAATCACTTGTTTTGCGAATTTTATCTTGCCTGCCACGGCATCGACAAATTCAATCGAATCGTCGTCCGTACTCATCGTTAGCGCAACTGTAGCCGCGTCTATTGAAGTTTTAAACTCTGCCTTGATATCAGCATCAGTCAAATCAATAGCTGCATCATTTTTCAAAAATTCCATCGTCCAGTCAAAATCGGACGTGTCGTTTTTTATCACTGAAAAATTTACCGTTGTCATTCTGTTACAAGATTAACGCCCTGATCCTTAGAAGAAATAGTGGTGTCTATTTCCTTAAGCGTAGGGCGTAAGTTAAATTTGACCTTTTCTCCGATCTCTGCCTGCAACATCAAAAAACCGTAAATGATATTTTTATCATTCATTGTTTTCATGACTTCAAACTCCGTTGATAAAGCAGTTATCTTATATTTGCCTGAATTGGTGACAATTTGATCGCCGTCTGCATTCTTATAAGTGAAAAAATAATTCTTCACATCCATATCATTCAGAATAATGTAAGCTGCGTCCGCTATTTTCCGCAAGTTTTCCAGTCCGTCTGCCAAAATACCTATCACGTAGGTGTTTAATTCTGAACTTTGGCCATGAAATTGATTGTCACCAGGTTGTGACTTTGCTTTGATTACTGAGCAAAAAGCAGGATTTATATCTGTATCCACCACTGGATTTAATAAGTATTCGTCTTTTTTGACTGTTTGTGGTAGAAAATCTTGCGCGTAATTATTGCGCTGGTTTAAAAATTCGACTTGCAACACCTCCCTTACAAGTTCTAAAAACAAAGAGCTGTTTAAATCGTATATCGCATGCGTTATTAAGGGTGAATAAGCCATGAGATTTAAATATATATTATAATTGTACGTTGATTATTTTTCATTCAATTCTAATCGAGTTATTTAAGACTGATAGTCAACTAGTTAGCTAAAAACAAGTTTATAATAAAAAAGCTGATAAACCCGAAACTCGTAAAGGCCTGATTATCAGCTTATCTAGTTTATATGATAAATATCTTTAGCTAAGTTACTTTATTTTGCTTTGATATAATATCAGTTTTTTGTTTACTGCCTGCGGACGATCCAAAGAAGAAATTAACAACGTGGTTAAAACTACCTAGTAAGGCCCCTGTAACTAAATAAAGCAGCTCACTATTCTGCACCGGGACAGGCCTTAGGATCAATAAAATAAGCAACAGGAAAAAACCCATTGTCAAAAGTACGCCTAAACCGTACATGAATATCTCATTAATCTTTCTGCTCATAATGCCAAAGTTCCCGCCACCCAATAATAACTTGTACCGTCCGTGTAAACGGTGTAAATTAATCCCGTGCCGTCAGAATCCTTTATGACCGCTTTGAAACCGGCCCCATTTGACGCTGCCGTGCCAATAATAGCTACGATTTCAGCTTCAGTAGGTGTACCGTCGGTCAAAGAACCTGTGTAATATCCTATAGTTAAGGGATTAATTAGTAAATACTGATCATTTGAATTATCCCAACCTAACATATACCCATCTTGCGCTGCTCCAGGACCCGCATCACTGTTCAATGTATCCAGACCTGTAGTCACTTTTCCATTTATGTGCGCATCCGCGTAAGTTCTCACCCAGCTAAAATCTGCCAGGGAGTCACCGCTGGCATATTTAATATACTGAGACCCCACACCTATACTATCATTTAGTATAGAAGGTGCCGAAATAGACCCCTTTACGACACAATTACCACTTACGTGGAGTGTGCCGTACACAAATTTCTGAGCGGAAGCTATAAAGCTGAAGCTTATTAAAACCACGATTAAAAATAATACTTTCTTCATTTATTAAATTTCTTTAAGTTCACAATAAATCAAATTTACATTGCTGCTAAAATGAGAATTTACAATATTATAACTTTTTAAACCCGTATTATCAGTTATTTGGATGAAATACCCCTTTATCGAACTATACAAAGGCGCCTGGTAATTGGATATTGCAATTATACTCTTGTGACCTTGATAAGTTACTTCACCCGTTTCAGTTTCTACAAGTTGAGGCTTTTTATCGTAAATGCCCTGCCCGGAATATTGCAAAGTACCCCCCTGTGTATTATACAAATTGACTTCGCAGTTAAAAAGTGTTTCATTTTCAACAAATTCGGCAAAATCATCCTGTATAGCCGTGTCCATTACTTATATGAACCTTCTTTAATCCAGCCTTTTTTTAGCCAAATCTCTAGATCAGAAGCATACTTACCCATCACTTTTTTCGAGATCAAAGGCTTTTTTTCAGCGAAAAAATGGTTTTTCTTGTTGAAACCCCAGGGTAAATGACCTACGTTCATTATATAAGTCACTTCCTTTGCCTGTTTTACTTCTTTTTTAGGCTCCTCTTTTTCAGGAGCCTTTTTAGTTTTGTTCTCTTCTGCCATAATATTAAGCATCTGCAACCGTAGCCGCAAAAGTTTTGTTCACGGTTAAAGGTTGTGTTAAAAATTTCCTAAATATAGACATTACAAGCGCACGTGAAGTGGTTCGGTTCCAGTCAGGTTCAACAAGCCAGCCACGCATTGAAGGAGTAGCCCTTAATGCATTGGTCATTAAAGGAGACCTGGCGATCAAATCGTTCATGGTTTGGATCGTCACTGGCTGGCGTCTCAAAACGTTACCGCTGGAAACGATATAAACCATATTGTCCAAAATCCATTTTGCTTGCGTAGTCGCGTCAACGTCGTAAGTTTCATCATACGTGAAAATATGAACCGGTCCAACCGGGTTACGTACAATAGACTCACGGTAAACAGCTCCCGCAGGTATATTTCTGTTAATTCCTGCACTAATAGAACTTAACCTTTCAAGTTGATAGTTTCTGCGAATATCAGAATCAGCTTTGTACTGATCTGAATTAGTGAACGCCCTATAAGCGCCTAAACCCATAATACAGAAGAACTCTTCACCCCCTGCATTGCCCCTAGTGGCTACCTGATCCGTCCAATCATCGATATCAGTCAAAGGTAACATTGTGGAAGCGTTAGCAATTGTCCATTTACGATTCGCAGTTGAAATTACGACACTGTTATCAGTATCCCTCCCGAAATCAATAGTAGTGTAATTGTCAAAGACAATTGTACCTGTCTTAAGGATCTGCATGACTTGATTATCCGCAGCCCTTTTGATCATATTGATGCACTCATTTGATGCGTTTCTTACGCGCTCCAAAAGAGTGGCTACCCGTGCCCTATCAATAGTCATGCCCGCAAAGCCAGCAAGATAGTTATTGTTCCGCACCAAGTCCTCAGCTGTGATGAAAAAACCCTCTCCGTATTCCGGGGCCGTGAACATTTCATCTGTGAATTTGGTATCCTTAATTAAAGGAGCCTCTGATCCTTCAGGAATATCGCTCGCTACATACCTCTTAAAAACCTTACCCATTACCCTTATCTTTGGCTCGATTTGAGGGCGTGCCTCTTCTGCCATTGCTGACAGGCCAAAAGATTCCTGGTAAACTTCAGGTACGTAAGTGATCAGCCCTGATAATAATTGCGGCATTACTTCCGCTATGCTAAATGATGTAACTGGCATATCTATATATTTTTTTCGTTAAACTTGTGCGTCTTTATAATCGCTTACATTAGCCGCGGCTGGTATAAGCTTAATGTTTGCGTTTGCATTCATTAGAGCGTTTTTGATACTCTGCCCTTCGACAATAGATCCCGAAGTTGTGATCACGGTGTCTAGTGTTTCAGCCGCACCCTCTAATACAACTTTGTCTTCAAAAATGGATCCATTGATACCTATAAGAGCCTCAACCTCTTCGGACGCCCCGGCAGCAATTGTATAATCGTACAATACTATTCCGTAAGGTACTTCTGTACCGTCTGATCCATCTGATTTAACAGCGTCAACAATAGTTTGATCCGCTGTGGTAATACCTACTAAGGTACCCGCTGCAATAACCCTTTCGGAAGCTGTACCATTTACTATAGTTTTGGTTACCTGTTTTGTAGGAAAGTCCAAAAATATATCATCGACGTTGTAATCATATCGTAAATGATTAGCTGTGTCGGTTGTTTTGGTTTCTGTAATACCTGCCATGTCTTATTTATTTTTTTTCGTCAAAAACTAAACCCAATTCGCTGTTAATTTCTTCCAAAGCCTGCTCCTTTTCGGATTTTTCAGTCTTGTTTTTTGTCTCTTTAGAAGGTGTAAAGTCCTTTTCACTTCCGTCCTCTAAAGTTTGAATCTTTTGCGCGTTGTACTTCTTTTCCATGAAGTGTTCAACATGCTCAACGCTAAGCTCTTCACCTGAATTGATAAGCTTTTCTGCCTTCTCAAAGTCAAATTTTGCATACTTGAAAATAGCTTTCACCCTTTCCAATTCAGCTTTTTTAACAGAATTAACGATAGAATCATACAATTCTTTGTGCTCGCTCTGCAATTTACTTAAATCTAAGCTCATATTTTCTTTTTTTATATATCCGTATTTTTCTTTAATTTCCTTTGGGATTTCGTAACCGATATCGTTACTTGGCAGTTCAATATTGTTTTTTGGGTTTAACAGGTCGTAAACTTCGTCATATAAGCCCATTTGTTTAGCATCTTTACCCGTAAACCAAACATTTACACGCTCGTCGCCTTCTGCCAGCATAACAGTTTTTAACTTGTAGCCTGTTATTTTCTCGAATTTCTCCTCGTCTACTTTCTTTTTTAGTGCTTCGTAAAGAAATTCGTTGGTGTGTTTCATCTTTGCGCCTGGTCCGCCTGAAGCTGAATGCAACATAATATCGCTTTGCGCGGCTCCTTTTACTTTATCGAAAAAGGGTAATAAAGATGCACCCATTGACGCGGCAATACCAGAAACATTCGCGATCAAACTGCCCTCTTTATTGTTGAGAAAATCCGCAAATTGTTGGCCTGCGTAAACAGAGCCCCCTAAACTGTTCCATGAGATTTCCCTGTCGTCGTCCGACTCTTCGATCTCATTGATCAAAGCATTCATAGAATAAACATCTATAAAATAAGGTAAATTGGTATTTATTTTGCGCATTAAAACAAATTTTTGGCTAATATACATATTAAATATGTGACTATCATATACTTAGCTAAAAGTGTTTAGCTTTTTATGCGAATTTTAACATTTTTTAACATTTAAAACTTGCACGGTATGCTAAAAATGTTTATCTTTACAGTACGAAACAATTAAGGATATGAAAAGAAACAGCAAAATATTAGTAGGCGGACAGGCACTAAGAAACTTAGGTCATGACAGGCACACAAACGATGTTGACTATTTAATTAACGACATTTCTACAAAAGACGCCTTCATTACTTCTGAAAAAGTTGATTACCTTAACGCAAACGGCAACAAATTTTTTGCTGAAATCTTCAAACTAGAGGAGGGGAACAAACAAGCAAGCCCGCAAAGCTTATTCGAATTAAAAGCTTATGCATTCGTTCAACACTGTCAAAATTTCAACTGGGCTAAGGCAGATGCTTGCGAAT